CTACCGAGCTGGGGTTTCGTGAGCGACATCCTTCAATCCTTCTCCCCTGCGGAGTTTCTTCTTGCATTCGTCGCAGAGGCGTTTGGGTTTCAACTTACGCATCTCCCGGCCGTCCTGCTGGCGGCAAGCATCATTGCAAAATCTCTTTGATGGGTGCTTTGGGTCGATCAAGTTCCTGCAACCCATCCTCTGGCACTGGCGTTGATACCCGGCAGTTCTCAGCACAGAAGCCACCGGCTTCCTGAGCGGCCTTGGTCCGCGCTTGCGGGCAGAGAGAATCTTGACGCGGTCCAGCAGCTCCGCGCGCGGGCAGTTGCTCAGCACAATGCAGTCCGCGAAGATCCCAGCGGGATATGCTTTCAGCTCGGGCGCGTAGACGATGGAGGGCGCGGGATGCTCCGACGCGCGCACCTGGTCGAGGAGCTGCTCGACGCCGGCCAGCGGATAAAGACAGAAGAGTAGCTCGTATTGTCTTTCGCGGAACTCCGCGATCGCCGCGTCGGCGCTGGCCGCGGAAGTGACCGCATAGTGATATGCCCACAGCACTAACTTGAGCCGCGAAACCATATCCTCGTCCGCGCCCACCAGCAGAATTGTTTTCGGCGGCCTCATAACTCACCGTCCGCTTTGACAATCGCCACCAGGTTGGGTTGCGTGGGATGCCAGATGAGACCGTTGCGCAGCCTCAGGTAGCGCAGCTCTCTCTTGAGCTGGATGCCAAGTGGGACGCCATCGAAGTCGGTATCGATGTCCTGATAGCGAACGCCGTCGATCTCGACAATGAGCGTGTGGCCGATCAGCACTTCCTTGGCTGTTTCCAGCGCGATTTCATTCGCGAGCTTATTGATTTCACTCATGATTCTTCTCCAAAGGTTGCAGTGTGGGTTGAATTTCGGCGAGCCGGGCTTCGAGCTTGGCTGGGTCTTCGCCGTGAAGTTTGCAAAGGTGGATGAGAGCCTTGAAGCGCGCGGCCTGATAGGGCGGCCAGGTGATGTTTCCATCAAGCCAGTCCGACTTGCACTGGATGAGTTCGCCGCGCAATTCGTCGGAGAGTTGGAACCAATGTTCCCGGCAAAAGATATGCCCCGGCCGGCGTCTTTGCGCGCATCCGAAAAACCAGCAGACGAATAGCGGGTCCACAGTTTGCTGTGGATCACTTGGCGTCGCGATCTTCTGGGGCTGGTGAATCGAGCGAACGTACATAGAAAAACCTTTCAGCTATCAGTTTTCAGCTATCAGCGCACGCTGGCGATGGTGACGAGCATGGTGATGATCAGCAGAAAGATCACGCCCAGGTAAAAGCGAAAAAGAAAGTTGAGATTCACGTTCATGCCGCGTTCCTTTCGTTTTCGGTTGGCAGTTCCATGAAGATTTGCCCGAAGAGGGCGCTCAGATCGTGATGGCCGCGGATGATGCGCACGCGCTGAGCCAGCGCGATGATTTCCTTGACGTAATCGGCGGTGCCGCTAATGCGCTCTTCGGCGGTGACGGCAAAGAAGTAGCCGCCGTCTTCGCTGTCGCGGCTGGAGACAATGGGCAGGTGGAAGCTCATCACCAGGTCACGCACGTCGGCCTTGATGGAGCGCGGATCGGCTTCGAGCCGGGCCGTTATATCGCGGATGGAGAGCGACAGCAAGCGCCCCTGGCAGCCGCGCAGCAGCTCCAGCAGGCGCCGCTGGCGCTGGGTCACTTCATAAGGCCCCAGGCCCATCAGCGCGTCGTGAATGCGCCGCTGATTCTCGGCCAGGGCCTCGCGTCGCATATCCATCTCGGTGCGCAGTTCGAAGAGCGTGTCGGTCATGGGTTTTGCCTCTGGTAAAACAGTGAATGAGTGAAACAGTGAACGAGTGAAACTCAGCTAACGAAGCCCTCGATCTAGAACACGTACATGGCGGCAAAGATCGCGGCCTTCGCCTCGGCCGAGAGTGCGTCAAACCATTTGTCCATGGTCTCGACGGTGACGTTGAGCGTGACGGGCCAGGAAGCTACCGCGGCGGCCGCGCGATCGGCGGCATTGCCTTCAACTGCGCGTGTCGCTTTGTTGCTGCGCGCGGGTGGCGCAGGCTTCGCTTTGGATTGATGAGCCGTCTTCCGGATCTTCGCGCGGAAGTAGTAGACGGTTCCAATGTCAATTTCAGGCGCGCGGCGAGATCGCCGGCTGCCTCGTCTGGGCCTGCCTTGCGAATGGCTTCTTCGATTTTCGGTTTTGCGAGTTTCATAGTGTCCTCTTTTGGAGTTAGGCTGGTGCTGAGTTTTAAGGTCAGGTGATTGTTGCTTCCACGAACGCGAACAGTTATTGCGTCCGCGCGGTGATGTTCTTCGGAGTGAACGGGTGAAGGAGTGGACGAGTGAATAAGTGAATCAGGCCCTGGCGAGGAAGTGAAGAAGTGAACGGGCTGCTCGGGAAGCGCGGGGTGCGTGTCGTCGTCACAGGCGGCGCAGAGCGCTTCGCCGGCAAAGACAATGACCGCTTCGCAGCAAAGACAGCGTGTGCAACGCTTGCCGCGAGGAGCCGGTTCGGTATAGCAGTCCATAAAAACCTTTCAGTTCTCAGTTGGTAGCCAGGGGATTTATCCCCTGGTCAGCTCACAACGCCTTCGAGCTTGATCACATAGTTGCCGGTGTAGAGTTCGGTCTTCTTCGCCCGGCTCAACTGCTGCCACCAGGCATCGAGGGTCTTGTCGGAGATGATGGTCCCGGCAGTGCGCGAACGGTGAACCATCGGCGCGATCTCTTCCATCGTTTCGGGTTGAACGTGATAATCCTGTTTCCTCATAAGAGACCTGCTTTCCGCTGGGCTTTGCAGTCAGGGCAGAGATCCTGACCTTCGATGCGCGCCCAGCCCGCCTTCTTTGCTTCCTTGCGCAGCTCGTGCGGGGTCAGGATCGCTCCGTCCATCGGCGCGTCTTCCGGGAAGTGAATCTCGATGCCGTGTTCGCCGTCGCAATAAAGCTGGATTCGGGTGACGATCATTTTGTGCACTCCTTCAGAGCTTGTTCGCGTGCGCGATTTAATTCGGCCATCGCTTGATCACTGCCGCCGCCGTCCGGATGGCGCACACGAGCAAGAACGCGGAAATTCGATTCAATAATTGCCTTCGAGGCATCACGGCTAACTTGGAGAATCTCCCACCAGTCGCGCCCTGTCTTATCCGGCAACTGCGCAAATCCACGGAAGGCGCGTTCCATCATGTTGCTTGCGCCCCACCGCTCCATACTGCGGAGCGCTTCGATGGTCTTGCCAATCGCGGTCAGATTCTCTTTGACAGTCTTGTATTGGTCGCAGGCAAAGCACATCTGATTCTTCTTGTAAGTGAAGTAGACCGCCGCTCCCCCATCTTCCGGCTCACGTTCACTCGCATAAGGCAAACCATCTCCACGCAGCCGAACATTGGTGGAGAGGATCACTTGTATGCCGCCGAGACGCTTCACTTCGGCGATCAGAAAGTCGCGCGAGACGGCAAAGCCGGTTTTGAATCGGCTGTGAGTGCGGTTGTAGGATGGAGTGCGCTTCCATCCTTCCGGCCAATAGAGTGGGTATGCTTCAACCATTACTTCGCCGCTTTCTTGGCCTTCTTCGCGGGCTGGGCCGGATCGGCGAGCGTGACCTTGAGGCTGGGCTTCTTGGGCTTGACGGTGATGCAGCGGCCCCAGAGGTTGAGCACTTTTTCGCTCAGCCGCTTGGGCAGCGACTCGCTCTTGAGCGCGGCCTCCGCGCCCTCCACCACTTCATACTTCGAGCGCAGCGTGAAGAGGCGTTTGAAGTACTCGCCAAAGCCGTTGGCTTCCAGCGCCTCGCGCAGCGTCTCCACGCGGTCGTCGATGATAGTGAGCGTGTCCGCCCTGGTGACGGTGAACTCGCTGAGCTTGCCCGCCAGCCGCCGGCTCTTCTCGGCGTGCGCCGGCACGGTGCCCCAGGCTTCGACCAGGGCGACTGCCTCGACCTCGATTGCTTCGAGCTGCGCGGAGGCTTCCGCCTTGGCGAACTTGGCGTGGACGTGGCGCGCGGCCAGGTCGTCGATCTGCTCGGGCGTGGGCTTGGTGCCGTCGACGATGGCTGCGGCGGCGCGTTCAATTTCGATTGAGATACTCATTGAACTTCCTCGGTTTCTTTGGTGAGTGCTGCTTTGAGTTCGTCGAGGTAGCGATTGTGGCGCTTGAGCGAACAGCTCTGGCTGCAAAGTTCCTCGTAAATGAAGAGCGGATTGCGCGGCTCGTCGATAAACTCGATGGGCCGAAAAGTGATGCCCTCAACGCCCGGCTCCGTGATGGCAACCTGCCAGTGGTTCACGGACTTCTTCGGCGCGCCACAAACCTTGCAGAGATAGGGCGGAGCCTGAAAGAGTTCGCTCATGTAAGGCGCCGGCATCAGTTCGCCTCTGCGCCGAGCAGGGAGATGGCCTTTGCCGCGACGCCGATCGCAACGGTGGGCGGCGCGCAGCGGATCGCCATGTCGAGCGCCGCGCGGGCCGGCTCCAGGTTGCGCTAGATGGCGCGGGCCACCGGGATCGGGATCGCGCCCCAGGTCTCGATACAGACGAGCGCAAGTTGAATGTCTGCCTGGAGCGCGGTGAGCACGCCGCCAAACTCGGATGGGATGGTGACGAGGCCTTGGAGACGACGCACTGCGCCGCGCCGTTTTCATCCATGTAGACCATGCGGTTATCGGGCTTGTTCACTTCTTGCCTCCCAGTTTTTCGCGGCGCTGCTGAGCCGCGGCCAGCTTGGCGGCGGCGGTGTAGATGGCGCTCCATTCGATCATGAAGCGGGTGCGTGTGCCTTTGAGCCGGACAAAGGCATAAGTGTCTTCGGCTTCGATGATGACTTCGCGGCGGCGCCCGCGCTCGCGCACGGTGTCGCCGGTCTCAAAAATCAGCTTGCTTTTGCGTTGCGAAAGCGCGGTCACTTCTTGCCTCCTTTGAAGGTCTTCGCGTGCGGGCAGGTGGCCCAGTGCGCGATGGCCGGCGAGCTGCCCTCCGGCATCGGGTCCATGGGGATGAGCTTGCCGCTGCCGGTCCACCACCACTCGATGGGCCGCTGGCAGCCGCGGCAGACGGCATTGCTCCTGAAGCGATAAAGCTCGAAGGCCATCTCGTCGCGAACCTTGGGAAAGGGCATCAGCGGCCTCCTAATAGGCATTCCCTGAAAACGCGCCGGGTTTATCCGCCCAGCAGACCTTTGAGTTGTGTGCGGCTGACCGCCTTAAATAGCGGCGCAAGGCGAAAGCCTTCCTCTCCAAACCTCTCCAACCCACACGATTGATCCAGGCCTCGTTAATGCAAACGCAAGCGCCTCGAAATTCGATCATGAAGAGAGAAGAGGTCATGCGAAAAATCGTCATCTGTTTGATCACGGTCTGGTGGCTGGGTCGTTTTTGCGCCGGGCCGCCGCTCGGGATCAAATAATAAGAAGAGTGGCCATCTGGAAACAGTTCCTTTGCAGTTGTCATTTTGTTCCTCCAAATAAAACGGTTGAGGCCGCGCCGCCGGGCAGGAAGGCGCGGCCGACTTCAAAGGCAAGATAGAGTGCGATGCAGATCACGGCCGTCTTGACCCACAGATCGCAAATGGTTATCTGGCGTTCAGTCGGTTGCCAGGCTTCGATGCGCTCAGGCAAACTACGGAGCCATGCGGCCATGCGGCTTAGACGTGCGCGGAGCCGTTCAAACCAACCCACCGCGCAATCCGGATCGTGGATGACCTCATCCCAGCAAGCCGGGCAGAGATACACATCATCGTCCGTTGCAAAACCAGTTCCCTCCGGATAAGGTTTCAGGCAGCCTTCGCAGTACTCCATTTCGCAGTACTTGATGTTCCGCTCCCGCTCCTCTTCCAACAGGAACTGAGCCAGGTCAGCCGGCAGCTTCTCGCCCAAGCGAATAGCGCGCTGCGTATAGTCCGCCTCGTTGGGGAGGGCTTCCGCGCTCTGCTCTTCTTCCAGCAGCCGCTCCACTTCCAACAGGAAGTGGACCAGATCCAGAGGCAGCTTCTCGCCGGAGCGAATAGCGCGCTGCGTATAGTCCGCCTCGTTGGGGAGGGCTTCCGCGCTCTGCTCTTCTTCCAGCAGGCGCATCAGCGAGGGCGGCAGCTTTTCTCCGGCGCGCAGCGCGTCCATCGCTTGCAATGCGCAGGCGCTGCCGAGCAACTCAAGTGTCGTAGTGTGATTCACGCTGCAACCTCAACTTTCTTCTGCGCAGCCTGAATACGGGTGCGCCTGGATAGCTTTACAGCCTTCTTGAACTGCCGAGCGCTCATTCCGGCTGGGCGCTTTGGTTCGAGGCTTCTCAAACCCTTTCCATCTTTGGCTTGAAAAACCTTCACCATGTGGGTCATCCCTTTGAATGGATTCATGCCTCAACCTCGACTTTCTTTTCATCCGCCGGCGCGGGCAGCCCTGCGCGGATCTCGCGGACGGCGGCCATGATTCTGCCGATACTGATATAGCGTTGCGTTTTGCGCTCCACGCGCACAGAGATGGTGGCCAGCTCAACCTGCTGGCGGATAAAGGACTGGTTGAGCGGGAGATCGGGCAGCTCGCTGCGCAGGATGCCTTCCGCCTCGTCGGCGGAGAGCGATGGCAAGGTCACCTTGTCGCTGATGCGCCGCTCCAGTTGCTCCAGCGTGCCGGCAAAGCGCGCGAAGATGCGGTCCAACTCGTGCGAGCCGGCGAAGCAGAGCGAGAAGCGCGGGGTTTCGTCGAGCAGCTCGCGGACCGTTTCAAAACACTCGATACTCAGGTGCTGCGCCTCGTCGAAGTAGAGCACCACGCGCGCATCTTTGAAGTCCCAGCGCAGGTTGTGAATGGCGCGGTCGATGGCCGTGTCAGCCTGCACGCCGCAGGCGGTGGCCACGCGCTTCATCAAATCGCGCGGGCAAATTTTAGCCCTACAATAGACGCGGAAGATGTAGCTCTTCTCATCCGGCTGGCGCCGCGCATTGTGCTCGGCGATCAAGTGGCGCGCAACGTCAGTCTTGCCGCTTCCCGGCGGCGCATAGACCATGTAAACTTGCGGCCGCTCCAGCAGGCGCTCGAAGACGCCGCGCATCACGCGCACCGCGTCGGTCTCGTAGATGTGGCCGCAGTATTCGCTCTCCGGCTCCAACGGGCTCTGGGCGATGAAGTCGAGAATCGCCGTCTCAATGCGCGAGGAGTTGGCGATCTTCGAATAGTGGCCGTTCATGAACTGCTGAAGTGTGGATGAGTTATAGCCAATCCGCCGCGCAAAGTCCACCGGAGACATCCCACTGCGAATCAGGAAGCCGGTTGCGAGCTGCTGTGCGCGCGACGTGTTATCCGTTCTGTCTATCATGCTGGTTTTTCTCCAAGAGTTTCAATCCTTGCCGTGCCGCCTCGGCCGGTGTGGCCGGGCGGCTTGGTGTGTCGTCTGTGTTGGGGGAGGGCCGAGGTGTGCGTTGCGTGATGAGGTCCGCGAGGCCGGTATTTGCGGGCAACTGCAGGCGCGTCGCAATCGACTCCAGCGGGCTGAGCGCGCCTTGCGCGCGGGCGGTGATCGAGATGGCACGCAGATTTTCGCGCGTGTGCTTTTCCAGGCCGCGTCGCGTGGCCATCGAATTCGAAATCAGCTCCTTGGTGTGCGGATCGCTGGGCGCGTAGAGGGCCAGCTCCTCCGTTTGCAGCGCGCAAAGGAAGTTTCCGTCGAGGGTGAGCGCCGTGGCCACGTCGGGCGCGGCGGGTTCGTAGGCCAGCAGGATCTCCGAGCCGTCCAGATCGTGCAGCGCCTGCCAGCCCTCGCGGTTCACCGGCTCATAACGCTTTTTGTCGAGATGCACCACGCATTTGCGCACGGTGCGCACTGTGCGCTCGCCCATCAGCAGGGTCAGCGTGGCCGCGTCGATCGGCGGCTTCTGTTTCGGATTGAAACAGGACTTGAAAACCTCGTTGGGCGTCCCGCCGTCGTTGCCGAGGCCCATATGCGGCGTTTCGTTGTACTCTTCGATCCAGGCGCGGGTGGCCTGAATAAAGGCGCTGGCCGTCGGCAGGTCCGATTCATCGGCGCGGCCGCGCTTCATCAGCTTGTCATGCCGCTCCATCGCCTCGGTAGTGATCTGCGGCCGCGTGAACGGGCTGCCGCTGGTGTAGGTTGGCCAGAGCTTGTCCCAGTTTGAATGGAGCGTGCCCCAGAAGCGCTCGATGTTCTTGGCTTGGCCGTGATAGGGCTGGCAGAACTGCACCGCCGTGCCGGTGCGCGCCAAAAAGCCCGTCGCTTCGAGAGTTTCGATTTCAGCCTGCCGCCAATGCTCCGGCGCCACGGTTGACTCACCCATATAATGGGCGGCGCCCTTGGCAAACTTCTGCATGTCTTTACCGTTATCTAACAAAACGCTTTCAGGCGGGCCGTATGTGCGGAAGGGCAGAATCATCGCCGCGCAGAGCGAGCGATTGCTGCCCTCCCAGCACCAGCTCATGCCGATCATCTTGCGACTGCGGTAATCGTCGAAGCCGGTGATGCGGATGCGAATTTTGGTGCCCCACTCGACATTCGAGAAGCAATCATTTCGAAGCATCACATCGTGGTAGGCGTGATCGCCGACGAGGATCTGATTGGCATACACGTCGGTGACAGCGCGGGTCAAATGCGGGCTGACCAGATCGCGATAGGCGCGCTTGCCCTTCTGCGCGTAGATGCGCATTGATGCCGGAATCTGGTCGAGAAATCTCCTCACGGTCCCATACGACGGCAGATCATCTTGCGGAATGCCCAGGGCTTTTGATTGCCTGATCAGCTCGGAGTGGATGTAGCTGACGGACTGGGCCACGAAGTTTTGGTAGGGATCGAGACCGCTCAAGCCGGATTCGCCCAGGCTGAGATATGCCGCGAAGTTCTTCGCTTGCGGATAGGCTTCAAACCAGCGGCTTGTGCCACGATCTTTGCGCTGCTTGTCGGCCAGCGCGGCTTTACCGCCGGCCTTGTTCTTGCGTAGCCAGTTGAAGACGGTGCAGCGAGAGACGTGATTGCTTTCGGCGGCAAATTCCACCATGCGGCTGAAGCTGCTGACCGGCGAGCCATCAAGCAGGGTCAGCCGGCCAAAGCGCTCCGGTTCGCGCTGATAGTTCTGGATCATCTCGATCACAGCGAGCCGTTGTGAGGCCTGCGCCTCGGCCTCGGGGCTGGTGAGAAGTACCCGCTGCGGTCCAGAGACTGGCTGGGGAAGCGGCAACGTAAGAGCCAATTGCGCGGAGGCCATCTATTTTGCCTCCGGCGAAGAGGAGCTGATAGCTGAGAGCTGAGAGCTGATAGCTGAGTCCGCGGCTTCGCGTGGCTTTCCGGCAAATCTCCTTACGAGTGTCAGCAGAAGGGCGCGATCCCCCTGATTCAGCTTTGCCGTACAGGGTTGGAGCTTTTGCATAAAGCGCAGATCCGCGCCGTAAAGTGTTTGCAGTATGGCTGGATGGTCTTCAGTGAAGAATTGCGCAAAGGAATCAATTTGCTGCCGAATCAACGATGCATAGCGTTGATTCAGCTCAGTCTGGTAAACAGCCCTACCATAGTTTTCTCGCAGTTCTGAGATTGTCGGGCGCTGGTTTTTCACGCGGCACGCCTTTCTGACTTGCGCGCGAAGCGCTGCACTTTGCGCTCGACGATCTCATATGCTTTGGCCATGGCTTCTTCCACACGGCGAGACTGACGGTGGCCGTTCACCACCATCGAAACGTGGGAGCGGCTTACACCCAGGGCGAGCGCAACTCTGCCTTGAATGTGTCGGGTGAGCTTCGTGCGGTAGGTGGATGGGTTCATATATCCTGTGAGGGGCGCGTGGAATCCTGTAACGTTGTTCGCCTCTGAGTCACTAATATCAGTCAACTGATGTTTTCTTGTCAAGGAAAAAATGAGCGAAATGATAAATAAAAAGGTGCGGCCCCCTCTCGCGGAAGCCATATTCAAATTGAGAAAAACCTCTAAATTCACGCAAGTTGATATATCTAAAAGACTTGGTGTAGGACAATCTGCTGTTGCTTTATGGGAAAAAGGGCCAGACAAACCATCAGCGCAAATTCTACTGAAATTATCCGAAATGGCTCCAGAGCACGAACGCCACTGGTGGTATGAGCAGGCAGGTCCGATATTTGCGGAAAAGCTGCGCTCGGAGCCAACGGCGAAGAAAGAGGAAAGATCAACGGACGGAGAGCTTCTTGCGGCAGCAATGGAGGCGGTGACGGCGACAGCCGAAAGAATGCAGGAATTCCTGACCAAACAAAAATATGCCGAGATCGTTGCAAAGGTCTATGATGATTGGCGGGAGACTGGCCAGCGAGATTGCTCCATCATCGGGCGGTTCATCCGGCGCGCCCGTGGTCCATCAGATCAGAAAGGAATGTTGCGATGAAAGCGAAGGCAATTGGCATTCTTGCTGTGGCTACGCTGGCGCTTTGCGCCTCCAGCGCTTTTGCGAAAAAGGCTGAGCGCGAGACGGTGACCGTGCTCGATCAGCAGTCTTCGACGGCAGCCTACGACTGGTACGTGAATGGGCGAATGTCCACCACCTGCTACGGGAACCGCTGCACGGGCGTCTTCTCAAACCCAGCGTCGGGAACGCAGGAGGTTCAAGGCTCGATTCTCATGCTGAAACGCTCCGACAACAGCATTGCCATCGCTCGGTGCGAGTCCAAGGTCAACATCTTTTCGAGCGTGGTGGTAGCTGTGGACGCATTCAACGCCAACGATCCGCACGCGCCCACCGTTTACAGAGATTGCCGGACCCCTGGACCGAACATGACCGTCGAGGCGGTCTTCCACGGCGACAGCGTCAAACTCTACTGGGAGGGCGCCAGCGAGACGTATTCGATCAAGGGCTATTTGCAGCCGACATCGCAGCGATACCTTTCACAGCCGGTCGTTGCGCCAGCATCTTTTCCGCCGCCAGTCGTCGCGCCGGCCTATCTTTCGCAGCCTTCCGTTCCCACGCCTCCAAGTCCAGTGCTCGCCTCTGGTTTCACGAGCGCCGGCACAGAGTTGCAGCCCTATCGCTTTCCCTCGGATGGATTCAGCATCGCTTTCCCCGCGGAGCCTGAGATCGATCCGAGCGCCAAACGCTTCAAGCTGCGCACATTCATTGCTCCAGACTCCTCAGTTGGCCTTTTTGTCGGGGTTGGTCTTTCGCCGGCCGCGGCTTCGGAAGCGGACTCAGATGCGTTGCTTCACGAGGCTGAAAGAGTTGCTTTGATCGGCATGGTATCGCATTTGGTCAGCGAGCAAAGGGTCACTCTCGGAGTCTTTCCGGGCATCGAATTCGAAGCCGAGAACAGCAAAATGCATTCGTCCGTCCGCATATATCTGGTAGGGTCCACGCTCTATCAAATGTCGGTTGTGCATCCGGCTGGAAAGCCTTATACTGAGGCCTCGCGCTTTCTGGATTCGTTCCAAATCATTCCGCGCGCGAGCAATTAAAGTTCGTAGAAAGGGTGCAGAATGAGCATAGTAACCAATGTCCTGATACTGGCGGGCCTCATAGAGGAACTCGGCGAAACAGAGACATATCCCGCAATCGACGCGCTAAATCTCAGAATGGATGAGTTCGACTATGGCCATTTTGTTGAAATTGGGCAGCACGCTGTCGATAGAAAAGCAATGGAGCGCCTGGTCTTTGCCGGCGCGTTCAACGGATTGCAGGATAAGTTGTTTCTTAAATACCTCCAGGAAGCTCCCTGGGAGGATCGTGATTTGGTGCAGGTTCTCGTTTCACGCCACGAGCAACCGGGTTTCTCGCTCTTCTATGGCCGCTCGACACGCGACACCTGGGTTTAAGCCCTAAAAAAGCTGTTTTCTAGCCCCTATTCCCCACCCCCTATTCCCTCGTTTCACTCCGTAACTATGCCATCTTTGCCAGCATATTCAGCTCGCCCACCGGGCGGATACCCCCTGTGCAATCCTGCTCATCAGATAACCGCTTTCAACCGAAAGGAGAATGGCGGCATGTCAGAGCAGCGAGCGCTTTGGGGTTGGAGGCAGTGCGGTAACCACGCTCCAGCCCCCGCGCTCGAAAAAGCAGCTCACAGCTTTCAGCTCTCAGCTTTCAGTTTATGGCTGACAACTGATAGCTGATAGCTGACAGCTTTTGCAGGAGCGTAGCGAATGAACCTCAGCGCGGCGGGGATGGAACTTCTCAAGCGGAGTGAAGGCTTCCGGTCGAAGGTCTACCTCGACGCTTGCGGTTTTCCCACCATCGGCTACGGTCACCGGCTGTTGCATCCGCAGAGCTTTCCCGACGGAATCAGCGAGCCGGACGCGGCCGACATTCTCATCAGCGATGTGAATCATGCCATCCAGGCCGTGCAGCGCCTGGTGAAGGTCTCGCTCACGCAAGGGCAGTTCGATGCGCTGGTTGACTTTGTCTTCAACCTGGGCCAGGGACGGCTCTCCAACTCGACGCTACTCAAAGACCTCAACTCCGGTAAGTATGACCAGGCTGCGGAGCAGATCCTGCTTTGGGATCATGCCGGCGCGGTGGAGCTGGCTGGGCTCAAGACGCGGCGTGAAGCCGAGGCTGCGATGTGGCACGGAAGCCCTCAGCCCTCAGCTCTCAGCTCTCAGCAAAAGCCCGTGCAGGAGGCATCATGACACTCTCGAAGGTCCAACTCGGTATCACAGCTTTCATTGTTTTTATGCTTGCGCTAGTGGGTGGAGCAACATGGCTCCAGGAGCACAATGCGCGGCTCAAGGCGGAGACGACGACCGCCGTGCAGCAAAAGACGATTGACCAGGCCAAGGGTGATGCGAAGCAAGCCGCCGATGTGGTCAAGCAGACCGCCGGTCAGCTCAAGCTGACACTGGCCGCGCTGGAGGCTGAGAAGGCCAAGCCGGCCACGGCGCAGCAGATCGTGATTGACGCCAGCAAGCTCTTTCCCAACCTGCCCGCTCCTTTGCAGGTTGTGACGCCGCCCCCGACGACAGAGACGGTTGACGGCAAGACGGTTGAGGTTCCGAGTGAGCCGGTTGTGCAGATTCCCCAGGTGGATTTCAAGGCGCTCCAGGATGGCGCGATCACCTGCCAGGAGAATGCGGCATCTCTGAGCGCCTGCCAGTTGACGGCGGCGCAGGTGCAGATTGAGTTGGCGGATGTGCAGGTGGAATTGAAGACGACGACCGCGCAGCGCGACGAGTGGGAGAAGGCGGCCAAGGGTGGTACCTGGCTGCACAGGACGGTGACCGCGGTGAAGTGGGTCGCGATCGGCGGCGCGGTGGGGTACGTGGCCGGGCACAAGTTTTAGAGGTCAGGGGTCAGGGATCAGGGGTCAGGACGATGGTGGATGGCAGCGCCAAGGCTTTGGGATTCATCCGCAGTTGGCTGAGCGAGTCGGACGGCTCGGTCAGCAACACGCGGATCTGCGTAGCCCTGGTGGTGACCTTTGCGCTGGGTTGGGTGACGGCGCTGGTGGTCAAGGTGCATGGGCCGGTGTCGGTTGCGGAGCTGGGCGCCGTGCTGGGGCCGCTGGGATTCTTTGTCACGGGGATCACGGGCACGCTCTACGCGGTGAACAAGGCCGCGGATGTGTTCAATAACCGGGCGCGGAATGCGCCTGAGCAATAGTAACGAGTAGCAGTGAACAGCAGTGAACAGAAGTGAAAGGAGAAACGATGCAATTGGTTTGGTTTGTCTATGCGTTTTGGCTGGTCCTGGGACTCTTCCTGGGCTTTGTGTTGGGAGTGATCGTCAAAGGCCACTACAGCGCGCAACTGATCCAGGTTGAGAGTGCGGTCCGCTCCGCGCTGAAGACCGAAGAGCAGGACATCGAGGGTTTGGCCGACAAAGTCGCGGCCAAGCTCAAGGCGCGAGCTGCGGCCGCGAAGGTTTAGCTGAGAACTGAGAACTGGACAACTGAGAACTGTTTGCGGAGCAAACCATGCAGGTCAGCTTCCAGAAGATCGAGCCGTGGCGCTACCGGGCGATCCGCGCGCGCATCCGGGCGCAGGCTGGCGAGATGCGCTGCACGGGCGACGTGGGCGAGGCCTCCGGCAAAGGCACGACGATCACCTGGAAGTATGACGAAGCGGAGCGCGAGTTGGTGATTCAAGGCACCAGGCGCCCATTGTGGATGACGGAAAGCATGGCGGCCAGCAGAATTCGGGGTTTGGTGGAGGGGTTGTGAAGAGATCAGCTTTCAGCTATCAGTTGTCGGGCTGAAAAGCGAAGCAAAAGCGAAACAGGCCATAGAGGGCACGCGCGGGCGTTCTGAGCGATCCGGGGTGTTACCCCACATGGAAATTCCGTGAACGGGGTCGACGGGGGTCAGGAGTTCGATTGTGAGGGTCTGTAGGCCAAAGTTTTTTCCGGGCAGACCCCCGGATCGGGTTTTTGGGTTGGATGGGGTTTTCAGGGACGAGGGAATAGCCATGATGACGATGTTGGGTGGGGCGGCTGAGGCGGCGGCGGTGGCGGGGATCGGGAGCGTCTCCCGGTCAGCCTGGGTGAAGCATCTGGGAGCGGCTATCACCGGGGCCAGCGGAGCTGCCGTAGTGCTGGGCGGCTACGAGGTTTTGAACAGCCAGCCGGAGCGCGCCTTCACGCTGCTGCAAAGCTGGGGTCCGTCCTTCCTGATCGCGGTGATCGCCTACTTTTTGATCGTAGCGATCCGGGAGAGTTCCGGGATTATGGCGCAGAGTATGTTATCGAGCGCGCAGGCGGCCAGCCGAACGGCGGATGCCTTGACGCGGCTGGCCGACCTGAATGGCGATCAGGCGCGCGAGACGCAAAGGTTGGCCACGTTTGCCGCGCAGGGAACGGAGAACATGCTTGAACGGTTCGATAAGCAGGACGTGATGCTGGTCGATCTGGCGGGTGACATCAAAGGCTTGCACACAATACTTTCAAAGGAAAAAACGGCATTGGATCAGAAGGAAAAGGAAGCGGAGCAACGCTGTAATGAACGCCATGGGGGACAAGGCTATGACCATGAACTATGAAGCGGAGCGTAGCGAACTGATCGTGCGCCGGCGCCGGCGCATCATCCTGGATCTGATTCGGCAGAATCACGAAAAGCTCCAGGAAGATCGCTACACCGACAGCGATCTGTGGGCCATGCTGCTCAAGATCGGCGTAACGGTTGGGCGCTTCCAGGTCATCACGATACTCCAGGATCTCCAGGTGCTGGACTATGTTGACTTCAAAACGACGATTGACGATGAAACCGGACGCCGCTATCTGACGGAAATCGTGCTGACCGCCGCGGGGCTGCGTTTCTATACGCGCCGCAAGAGCAACGACGACGTGGCCTTCGACTGAGCGCGTAACTGCGTTATTGCACTTTAACGCCGCGAAACTGAAAGCTGATAGCTGTGAGCTGAAAGCTGAGAGATGACCAAACCCAGGCCGAAAACCGGAGAGACGCGGAAGACCAAGCTGCCGCTGAAGATCGACCGCCTGCCGCAGTCCGCGCAGGCTGCGATCCAGGCGCTCTACGGCCGGGGGCGTACCTGGGTGGAGATCGCCGAGCACTCCGCGCGGCCGTACAGCGCGGAGTGGGAGAAGGACGGCGGCGGCTTCATCGACTGGCCGAATGTCGATCCCGATGCGCTCGACCTCTTTCCCGGCCTGCGCCTGGCCAAGTCCAGCTTGCAGCGCTGGTTCGATCTGCGTGTGAGCCAGGTGCGCGCCCAGGTGATGGCGGAGAGCGCGCGGACACGCGTTTGGGTTGAATCTCTCGCGGACAAAGATGTGGCGGGGACCAACGCCGCGGTGATGAACGCTGCACGCGACCAAGCCTTCAATATGCTCCAGACCGTAGCACCGGGCGATCAGGAAAAGTTCTTCGAGCGTCTCGGCCAACTCACGTTGATGCTCAGCCGCCTCCAGCGCGTGGATCTGCAAGCCAAGCGCGTGGAGGTGGATGCACGCAAACTCAAAATTCTGGAAGAGCGTGAGAAGCAAGCCCGAGAGCGGCTTGACCAAGCCACGCAACAGGCGGCCAAGAAGGGCACAGGCCAATTCTCTATCGACGACATCAACCTGCTGCGCGAGCGCACCTTTGGATTGCCGCCGATCCAGGTGACCACCAATGCTTGACCAGGCGAAGCTCCCGGCTGTTCTCCAGATGCGGCCTTATCAGCAGCGCTGGATCGACGATAACTCGCGCTTCAAATGTGCGGTGAAGTCGGCGCGCATCGGCTTCAGTTTCGCCACAGCTTACCGGCGCGTCGAGATCTCGATGCGCGTTCCCGGCCGCACCACGACGGTGCTCTCCGCCTCCAAAGCGCAATCGGTTGAGTTTGTGGAAACCTGCGCCAAGCTCTGCCAGCTCATGGGAGGCACGGCGCAGAGCTTCGCCAACGAAGACTTTGTGGACGCGCTGGGGCGCATTGACGCGATTCAGAGCCGGATCAGCTTTCCCAACGGCAGCCGCATTATCGCGCTGCCCGCCAACCCGCGCACCGCGCGCGGCTATCCCGGCGACGCCGTACTGGACGAGTTCGCGCACCATGAGGACAGCTACGCAATCTTCGCGGCCGTCTTCCGCCAGGTTGCCCTGGGCAACTCGCTGGAGGTGCTCAGCACACCCAACGGCGAGCAAGGCAAGTTCTTTGACATTGCGCGCAACCTGGGCCTCGCGGATGGCGTTGCATCGTCCAGTCTGGCGGTAACGAAAGACGGCTGGAGCGGCCACTGGGTTGATGTGTATAAAGCCGTCGCCGAGGGCTGCCCCATCAATATCGAGGAGATGCGCATCGGCCTCAATGACGATGACACCTGGAATCAGGAGTTCTGCTGCGTCTTCCTCAAATCCACCGGCTCCTGGCTGACTCTGGATCTGATCAGCGCATGCGAAGACGCCGGCGCCACCATCGATCTGCCGCCCGACTTCCATCCACGCGGCCGGTTGAATTCCGGCATCGACGTGGGCCGGGTGGGTGACGCCACCTGTCTCTGGCTCGATGAAAAGATCGGCGACGTGGCCTGGACGCGCGCCGTTGTCAAGCTGCACGCTATGACCTTCCCAGACCAGGCCAAGAAGCTCAACCCGATTGTGCGCATGACGACCAGGTCCGCAATCGACATGACCGGCATGGGCGTGGGCCTCTTCGATCTGCTCAACCTGGAAAACGAAGGCCGGCTGATGGGCGTGAGCTTTGGTGGCTCCAACGATAACGGCGTCAAGATGAAGACGGATCTCGCGATCCGGATCAAGAAGCGCATGGAACAGCAGCGCAGCCGCATTCCCTACGATCCGCAGATCCGCGCGGAGCTAATGGCCATCAAGCGCCAGGCCACGGCCTCCGGCGTCACCTTCGATGCGCCGCGCATCGAGGTGGACACAGCCGTCGCCGGCGGCGCCAAGAAGAAGGTCTACTCCCACGCCGACGCCTTCTGGGCAAAGGCGCTGGCCGACCTGGCGGCCGACGATGGCTTTTGCCGCCTTGAAGGCGTGCAAGCCTCTGAAAAGCCCACATCCTATTCGCAACTGAAAGGCTACCTCTGATGGCAGACGATAAGACTTCTCTCGTACCGCCGCTGCCGCCCAAAGGCGAGCTGCTCAGCAGCAGCAGCCTTTACATGCAGCAGCTCTCGCTCTATCGCAACACGCTGGCTTTTGGAGGCACGCGCAACCCCTCCGACATCTACAGCAGCATGGCCTACAACCTGCCGCAGACGATGGCCTACTATCGCGAACTGGAAGACAAAGACGAGGATGTGGGCAATGCCCTTGACGGCTTGAAACTTTCAGTCATGGAGCGCGCAACCTCCGTGCTGCCGGCCAACGACAAGGATTCGCTGGCCGTGGATGTGAAAGAGTTCATCGAGGCCCAGCTCAAGACTGTGAACTTCGACGAGGTGCTCGATTGCGTGCTCGACGCCGCCGGCTACGGCTTCAGCGTGCAAGAGATGATCTTTGACACCTCGGCCGGCCAGGCGGAGCTGGTGGACATCAGCGACTGTCCGCAGGAGCTATTCCTCTTCGGCAACCGCTTCTATCCGCAGGTGAACCCGCTCCAGCTTCTGGACAATCCCTGGGCTAGCGAAGGCACGCCCATGCCCGAGCAGAAGTTCCTGATCTTCAGCTATCGCAAGCGGAGCCGCAACCGGATGGGGCGCCCCCTGCTCAAGAACGTCTTCTGGCCGAGCTGGTTCAAGCGCAACATCCAGCGGCTGTGGATGCAGTTCGCTGAGAAAGGCCCCGGCACGGCCGTGGTGCATTACAACGACGCCGATTCCGCTTCGGAACGCAAACAGGCTGTGGACATTGCTCAGTCGTTGATTGACAACACCGCGGTCGCGGTGCCCAAAGGCTTTGAGTTCGAGCCGGAGCTGCTCAAGATCGCCCGCGCCCAGGATCCCAAGGTTTATCAGGAATTCTTCAAGACGATGCAGCTCTCGATCGTGCGCCGCATTCAGGGCGAGACCTTGACCAGCTTCGGCTCGGAAGACGGTAAAGGCTCTCAGGCGCAGGGCAGAACCCACGCTGACACCTTCGATACGCGTTCCGTCTCACTCTGCAAGGCTTTGATGTCTGTGGTCAACGATCAGCTCATCCGGCCGCTGGTGCTGTGGAACTACGGACCCAACGCGCCCATGCCCATCTGGGACATTGAAACCAAGACGGGCGAGGATCTCGCTGAGCGCCTCAGCGTTGACATGGGCTTGCAGGGTATGGGCCTCAAGTTGAGAGTCGGATATGTGACCCAGCGCTATGATGTACCTCTTGCCGGTGGTGAAAACGGCCAGAATCCGGATGACATTCTGGTTCCCGTGGCCGGCTCCGCTCCCCAGATCAAGATAGCGGACCGCTCGACGGCCACCTTTGCCGAGCGGCAGGCCGAGGCTCAGATGCGCGAGGAGATGGAGCAATACGACAAGCTCTTCGCGCAGCTGCAGGGTGACGCCAAGGGCGTCTTCGCCAAGCGCGTGAAAGAGATTGTTGACACGGCCACGCCACAACAGGAGGCCTGAGTTGGCTTCCAGTCAAGTCCAGCTCGGCGATCTGCTGGCGCGCCACCTGGCGGCCTCAAATCTGCTTGGCCGCCTGCACATCGCCCGCGTCGGCCTGGTCAAAACCAAGCGGCCGGTTCACCTGGCCACCAGCTCGCGGCTGCGCAACTTCGCTGAGGCCGATGCCCAGGGCGACACCTTCAACGTCGGCTTCAGCTTCAATCTGCCGCCCACCGGCGCGGTGGACTATCTGCGCGATCTGACGCCGGTGACACGCGATCTCTTCGACGGGCTCACCAGCCAATACCGCAATGACGCCTTCACGGTGGCCGGAGTCAGCGATCAGAGATTGATTGCGAAGATCCGCGATGCGCTGGCCGACACACTGGCCAAGGGCGAGTCGCCCAGCGACTTCCGCAAGGCCGTGAACGAGCTGACCAGCGACGCCGGCGTCGAGCAGCTCGCGGCCTTCGAACTGGACACCGTCTTCCAGACCAACTCCGGCAAAGCCTACAGCGCCGGCCGGCTTGAGCAGATGCGCGAGCCGAGCCTGATGGAGGCGCTCCCTTATTGGCAATACTGGACCGCCGGAGATTTCCGCGTCAGGCCCGCTCATGCGGCGCTGGATGGCTTTTGCGCGCGGGCCATCGATCCGGTCTGGCTGCGCATCTATCCGCCCAACGGCTATAACTGCCGGTGCGCGGTGATTCCCGTGCTGCCTGAAGATGTGCCCGAAGGCAGCGGCGAAGGCGGCATTGAGCGCCTCCCGCTGCTCGCCATGTTCGCCCGGCCCGAGGGCTGGCACGGGCTTGCATTCTAACTCCGAATCCTGCACAATGAATTTCTGTTTTTGATCTCTGATCTCTGCCGGAGACCCCGACGAGCCATCTTAGCTTATCGGGAGGGCTGATAGCTGATGGCTGATTCTAGCTCTCCGCGGCGAAAACTATTCCATCATCCCCGTCACTTCCAGTTACAACACAAGGCTGTCCTGAATTGCTCTAAATTCAGTTCATGGCAGCGTTGACCAAGACAGTTGACGGCAAACCGCTCTCCGCGGAAAAGTTCGCGTATGTGGGCGACGCGCAGGATATTTCCACCTGGCATCTGCCCATCGACGACGATCACATCGACTCCGCTGTCAAGATGTTCGGCCACGAAACGCATGTGCCGGAATCCGCGAAGGCGACAGTCGCCCGCAAGATCGCCGCCACGGCGAAGAAGGCCGGAATCGACACCAAGGACTTTGAAGCCAAGCACACGCAGACCCAGGAGCACGGCGAAGCGCCGCGCGGCTGGATCGAGATCTTCCGCGCCGGCGACTATCGCGGCGCGAACAAAGGCCTGATCTCGCGCGACGATCTTGATCGCGTGGTGCGCAACTACGACCCCACCTACCATGAAGCGCCCGCCACCATCGGCCATCCGGCCGACGACAAGCCGGCCTATGGCTGGATTGAGGCGCTGGCCGTGGACGGCGACAAGCTGCTGGCCCGCGAAAAGCAGGTCGATCCCAAGTTCAACGAGGCGCGCCAGGCGGGGCGCTTCAAGAAGCGCTCGGCGGCATTCTACTGCGACGCCGACGGCAAAATCACCGGCTTGCGGCATGTCGCCTATCTGGGCGCGCAGCCGCCAGAGGTCAAGGGCCTTCAGGACCTGGCCTTCAACGATCACGGCGCGAGGTTCATCGAGGTGGACTTCGGGGAGGATGAAACAGTGGCAGCGGAAACGAAAACCATCAAAGAAGAGGTCAAGGCCTTTTTCGCGGAGATGTTTGGCGGCTCCGCACAACCCAAGACTTTCAGTGAAGCCGACGCCCAGCGCATCGCCACTGAAGCCGCAACGGCAGCCTCCGCTCCGCTGGTGGCCAAGGTCACCGCTCTGGAGACGCAGCTCACGGCGCAGACCACCAAGTTTGCCGAGCGCGAAACGGCGCTCGCCGGCGGCGAAGTGAAACAGCGCGCCACGGCCGCAATCGCCCGGCTCAAGACGGCCGGCAAGTGGATCCCGGCCTACGAGAAGATGGGCCTCGGCCTGATCTTCGACGAGCTGGCCAAGCTGACCACCACCATCGAATTCGGCGAGGGCGACGCCAAGAAGACCGTCACTCCGCTGGAGACGCTGACGCTCTTCATGGAAGGCCTGCCGAAGATCATTCACAGCGGCCGCTTCGTCGAAAGCGCCGGTCCGGGCAAAACCAAGACTTCCACAGGCGATCCGCTGACCGACGCGGCCAGGGCACGCCAGGCGGAGAAGAAGATCACCTTCGGCGAGGCGCTTGCGCAGATCGCCGACGAGCAGCCCGAGTTGACCATGGCCGTCGGCGCATCCGGCGGCGCGGTCTAGCAGCTCTAAGCTGGCGTCGCCTGGTTCGGTCGCGGCTTGAGTAATGACCTCGGATCAGTAACCAGGACAGATCCGAGGCCGAAACAAATTCTGAATCAAAGCCCAGGAGGGCGCACATGGCAAACATCTACGTTGAAGCAAAAGGCCCCAAGGGAGTGCAGGCGAAGGAAAGCCTGCTCCCCGCGGCCGTCATCGGCTACCTGCGCGGGCTGGCCGTCATCTATGGCGCCGACGCCTTCCATTGCCTTCTGGCATCCGCGCTTGGGCAGGCGTGCATCGGCATTCTCGAAGAGGATGCGATTAACGTCAACAATCCCTGCTCGGTGATCGAGTTTGGGCAAGTTGTGGCGCAGATCGGCGCCAACGTGGCAGCACAACAGCTCCTCACGGTCAACGCCGCCGGGCAGCTCGTTCCCGCAGCCAGCGGCCAGGCTGTGCTCGCGGTTGCTCTGGAGCCGCAGGTCTACGTTGCACCGGGCAGCTTCGCTAACGTCTTCGTCCTAGGCCTCTTCGGCTTCCTGTATCCGGGATCTCCGGCCGCCGCCGGCGTCATTTACGAAGCGGCATCGGGAGCGATTCCTTTGGTCGCTGGAACCTACGCGCTGAATGGCGCGGCGGCTTTGGCGATGACCCTGGCAACGCCCACGACACCCGCGCAGGACGGCATCGAGCTGACTTTCGTCGCTACCACCGCTCACGCACACAAGGTAACCACGGCGGCCAACAAGATCGCCGGTTTTGGCGACACCATCATCTTCGCTGCGATTGGCGATATTGCCAAAGTGAAGTCAGTCAACGGCTTGTGGATCGTCACCTATATGGGTGGACCGACTCCGGCCGCAGTGACCGAGGTTTAATCTTCACCGCCTGGCGCCTGGCTGACCGCCCGGCGCCGCGCGGCGTAACGTAACACGAATTCACCCGCGCGAGCGGAAGAAGGAGCAACAAATGGGCGGTTATGTGGGTCTTGCGCCGGCGGGCTTTCCGAATGTGGCGCTCAGCAACTACGCGAAGGAATTCCCGGATGACGAGATTCCGCTGGTCTTCCCCCTGGTCTGTCCGAATGTTCCGGTGGAGCGCCAGTCCTTCCCCTATCTCAAATGGGATCGCGGCAACCTGATTCTGCCGGGCAGCACGCTGCGCGCCCCCGGCGACGGCGCCACGACGATTCGGCGCTCCTATTCGACCGATACCTACATGTGCCGGTCGCATGCCCTCAAGGGCAAGGTTCCGTTCGAGGATGAGGCTTATGGTCTCGGCCTGGGCTTCAGCACTCGCCAGCACATGACGGGCGACCTGATCGGACGCATTCGCCGCGTGCATGAGGCGGAGGTAGCCGCGCTGCTGCTCTCACTGAGCAACTTCCCAAATGGCGTGGATCTGACCGTGGGAACTAACCAGCAGTGGGATAAGTATCCCGCCGTGCCGGAGACTGGCACAGACGGCTCCCACCCCATCGCCCAGATCAACGCCTACAAGGAGTTGCTGCATCAGGCGGGGGTGGCGGATAACCAGATGACGCTGATTCTCAGCAGCCCGCTGGTAAACACGCTCAACAATCACCCCGACATCGTCAACCGCTTCAAATACACGAACATCACCGGCATCATCGACCTGGACAAGCTCTCCTCGGTCTTTGGCGTCAAGTGTGTGCGCGCCGGGGCTCTCTCCGCGACGCAGAACATGGTCGATTCGTATATCTGGGGCAGCAATGCCTTCCTGGGCTACAGCAAGCCCTCGGCTGACCGCAACGACATCAGTTGCGCCAAGAGCTTCACCTGGGCGGGCGGCAAGGGTCCGGAGGGCGGCGGCGGAAACGCCTCGCTACCGGCAGCTCCCGGCACCATCGACGGCTTCGGCGTTCTGGAGTTCCTCGATCCCGAGCTGGACAGGAAGACCTACATCCAGTCGGTTGACTGGTACTACGACACCAAGGTGACCGCGCCCGAGACCGGCGTCCCGATCCTGAATGCGCTGGCCACGCCGCCCGTCATGGGCGCGATCGCCGGCCTCATTGAGGGCTGATAGGCCCGTAAACCCCAAAGGGGCGCTTCCAATAAAGGCGCGCTCCTTTGACAACTGAAAACAGAAATGAGAGCAACGATGGCCGATTTCGAGCGCACCGAGAAGACTACGGAAACCCACGCCGACGCGAAGCCTGCGACGGACACGAAGACCACGGAAACCCACGCCGACGCGAAGCCCGCGACGGACACGAAGACCACCGAGACTCGCGAGAAGTAAGGCGCGTGTTTCTCTGTAACTTTCAAAGGGCGCGCTTCCAACAAGGGCGCGCCCTTTGCGAATTTAGATTCACCCTGACCGGGAGGTTTCGAGATGGCAACAAAGAAAGCGGCATCAAAATCAAAGCTCGAAGCGGCCGCCAAAACTCAAGCCAGGCGCCCTGGAAAGGAACCCAAGCCTGAGCTGGAGCTTTTTTATCGGGTGCTCACCAGCTTTCTCTTCAATCACCAGGTCTTCCAGATGGGATCTGTTGAGCATTTTTCCCAGGCGGAAGCCGAGCTGCTGCTGGCGCGCGGCGTCATCAAGGAAGCACGGGAAATCAAGTAATAGCACTGCAAAGCTGATTTCTGAAAAGCTGAGAGCTGAGAGCTGATCACATGGCCTACGCTGTCCAAACCGACCTCGTTCCCCTTCGCATGACCGCGAAGGATCTGATCGAGCTAACCGACGACGACAATACCGGCACAATCAATACCGGCATTGTCACGGCGGCGCTGGAAGAGGCCTCGGGGCGCGTTGAAAGCTATTGCCGGATGCGCTATGTGACGCCGCTCCAGCAATCGGATGATGTGAAGGCGCTCACGCTCGACATTGCGATTTACTTGCTCTTCTCGCGGCGCCGTGAGACCACCCCCGGCGAAACAGTGCAGCAGCGCTTCGACCAGGCTATCGCCTTCTTGAAAGATATTGCCAACTCCAAAGCCTCGCTCGACCAGCCATCCACTGCGCTCCAGCCGCAGACTTCACTGGGCGGACCAACGATCAGCGAGAAGGATCGCCACTTGCGTTTCAGCCACGAGAATCTAGAAGGGTACGTATGAGCGCGGAAGTCATCCAGATCGACACTGCCACGGTGAATGTCTCGCTGGGGCGCTTCCGCGCATCGCTGGCGCAAAAAGGCGCGCTGATGAAACAAATCGGCGGCGCTATGGTTGTCTCCATCTTCAAAACCTTTCGTGAGGAAGGCTCACCGGCCGGCTCCTGGCCGCGGCTCGCGCCTTCGACCATCAAAAGCTACGGCGCGCGGGCTGAGGGTCATAAACCGCTGGTAATGAGCGGCAGGCTGCGTAACTCCATCCAGGCCACCGCCGGAGAAAACTCTGTCTCCATCGGCCCGCAAGGCGTTCCCTATGCGGCCGTCCATCAATTCGGCTCGCGCGATCGCGGCGCGGTGGCCATCGGTCCGCGCACCGCGAAGATGGAAGCTGCCACGGTCAACGTCAAGCAGCACGGCTTTGCGCGGCTCACCTCTTCGCTCGGCAAAGGACGCCTGGGCAATCGCACGCTCAATGTTCGCGGCCCGCGCAATCAGATTCGCGGTACGGTCGGCGCGCACGGCCGCCACCAGAACATCCCCGCCCGGCCTTATTGCGTCTTCCGGCCCGAGGATCCTGCACGCATTCAATCCATGGTCAACGGCTTCATTCGCCGCGCCCGCGCGCAAGCCGGATTGGAGGGTGCATAATGGGCGCTCCTTCTCAATTCCAGATTGACTTTGTCGAAGGCGCGCTGCTCACGCTGCTGAAGACCGTGATGCCCGCGGCCTACGGCACTGTGGATGCGCCGGTAATGGTGGACATCAGCACCGTCAACAGCAAAGACTTCAACGCCCAGGGCCAGCTTGCCATCAAGCCGCCCTCGATGCGCGTGCAATTTGCCGATGCCGAGTTCAGCAACCTGCGTGACAATCAGCGGCTCACCTACGAGAGCGGGCTGCTCTTCGACGTGCTTTGCTTCGAATCGAGCCTGCGCTCCAAAGCCGACGAGCGCCTGCAAACCCTCGGCCTGGTCGACGTGGCGCTCAATCAACTCGCCGGCGCGCGCCTGGCGCTCTCGGACGGCACCAGCTCCATGCCGATTGAGCTGAAGCGCGTCTCGCTAGTGGTTCCTGACGACGGCGGCCCGGTCGATCAGCTCTTCGCCATCACCGTGCTTGTCAAAGGCATCGCACAATTCAACGGCCCGAATGCGAGGTTTGGATCATGAGCAACGGCCCTTCCGATTTCGTTCAGGTGCAGCTCTCCGCCGCGGGTCTGGCCTTCGCCGGCGCCGGTGGCCAGGTGCGCATCGCCAATGGACACTTCTGCTACATCTTCACACCCGGCAAGCCTGTGCGCGTTCTCGCCAGCGAATGGCGGCGCGTGCTCTCGATCAAACTATTCAACGGCCAGCCGATCTTTGAGATCGCTCCAGCAATTCTTTCCACGCCCACAGCTCCGGCCGCTCCGGTAAAAGCCGGTAGCCAGAGGGCAGCACGCGTAATCTCACCGGCCATTAGCCACACGGATGCGCCTGCGCAACCTGTTTTTCAAGCAACACAACCCGCGGCAAACGCCGCTGACCCAGAGGTGAAGTGATGCCCGGACCTTATAACTTTCTTTCGCAATGGAAGACAGCTCGAAACCTGATGCTCAGCGTGAATTCCCAGGCAGCCTGGAACACAGCCTTGATCGACGCGGCTCTCACTTACCGCCAGCGTTTCGACGGCGCGGCCGTTTTGGAGCGCAAGATCACGCGGCGCAGTGATATTGCCTACGCCGGCAAGGGCACAGCCTTCGCCACCAACGGCCAGATCACGAAGTACGAGACGGCTTTGAGCGGCTTCAAGTGCGAAGCTTCCCCGTGGATCGTGGCATGGGCTCTGGCTTTCCTGATGGGCACCGACACGGTCACTACAGCCGAGTCCGCACCTGTGCTGGCATCGCTCGCGGGGACACTCGCGGTCGCCAATGCCACCGACATCCTCACCGGCACGCTCGCTGGAGTCCAGGGAGATGGCAGCACGGCCTATAGCATCACTCTCGGCACGTCAGGCACAACCGATACGCTGACACATCTGCTGCACGCGATCAATGTGACCCATGCGGCCTATGGCATTACGGCCACACTCAATGGCCCTGGAACGCAGATGACCTTTGCCGCCACGTCTGGAGATACAGGCGCTCCGACGATGGTGGGCACAGGCCTTGCCGACGCGCTGGCGCCCGGCATCTACACGCACGCCTTCACTTTCGATGAATCGACGCGCACGGCCGTGCCGACGACGATCTACATGGAAGACACCGAGGACGTGCATTACAAGTGCCCGGATATGTGCGTCAACGATCTGACGCTCACCATCTCGGACATCGGCGCCATCATGATCGAGATCGGTATGATCGGCAGCGGGATGCAGATTCTCGGCACGCTGACCGGCACGCTTCCCGCCGCGCCCACCGAGAGTTATCTGCTCGGGTCTGATGCGGCGCTGATGTTCGGCCCGGTGGGAGAAACCGCCAGCTTTATCGGCCGTCACATGAGCACGACACTGAAGCTGGAAAATCAAGATGTCGATCACCGCGCGCCTGGCGGCGGCCTCTATGGCCTCTTCGTGCGCAAGGGCAACCCCAAGTTCTCGCTCACCACCACATTTGCGGCGAAGGATACGGACGATGTCTACGCCCGCTTCACCAACGATTCCGCCTGCGATTACGAGCTCGCGGTGAACTCCGGTGCCTCGGCGCAAATGACGATCTCGGTTCCGCAGATGCACATGAAGACCACCAAGATCGGCTTCGACGGCGATATGACCGTCTGGCAAGTCGAGAACGACGAGACCACCAACTACCAGGCCGCTGGCGTTCCTCCGATCTCGCTCAGCGTTACCAACAATGTGGCCGGCTATCTGGCCGCGCCGGAAAGCTAACGGTTTTTCTCCAGGGCGCGCTTTCTTGCGGCGCGCCCGCTTTTTCTGCAAGCCCCGCGCCACGACTCCGGAGCGGTAGAGGTTTCTCCCGGCTGCCTGAAACCTCAATCTTCAAAAGGGTTCCTCACCCTTCGCTGTACAAAATCCAAACCAAAAATGAAGGGAAGAACCATGTCTGCATCGATCGAACTCAACAAGCCGCGCATCATCGCCATTGAGGATCGCGGCAAGCGCTATCTGCTCACCCTTGTGCGCATCACCAAAAAGACGTGGCTGCGCTACTTCGAGGGCATTGTCTCCACCAGCGAAAACCAGGGCGGCAAGCGGCTGGACAGCTTCGACTCCAGCGCCGCGCGGCTTGACCTGGTCGATCAATGCCTGCTCACCGCCAGCGGCTATGCGCTGCCCGACGGCAAAACCAGCATCGACCAGGTCGAGAGCTGGAAGTCTCTGCTTCCGCTCTCGCACCGCCTGGGCGCGGCCAACGCCGTCATATCCGTCTCAGTCAGCGATGCCAACGACGACGAGGGGATCACTCTCGGCCAGGAATCGGTTTACCTCGACGCCACCTGGGGCGCGGATGACTCTGGCATCATGCGCAAATTTCACAACCTGCGCCACAACTTCAAGACACCCTCGGCAGACCAGCAGCGCCGCCTCTCGCGCGAGAGCAGCCGCTCACGCGTGATCGGCGGAAGCCGCAACGGCAAGACGCAATGGCTGGGCGCACAGGCCACGCTCGCCGAGCTGTACGACGAGCTGGTCGTCAGCGTCGAAGGCTACACGGTGGACGGCGCCGCGCCCGATCGCGAGGCCATTGTCGAGTTCATGGACACCTACCACAAGGTTGCGGCTATCGATCTTTTGTTTGCCCCGGCCGCGCCCAAAGTCGAAGAGGAAGGATGACCACCCCAGCGAGCAAAGATCGCTCGCCGGGGGCCCCGGAGGTATTCGATGTCTGGAAAGATACGGAAGGCGTGCGCATGGCCCTCGAAGAGATCTTCGAGAGCGACTTCATGCGCAGCCGTGTTCGGCGCGACGCCGAGGGCGCGAGCCCGGAGACCGTCGAGCGCATGGAGCGCCAGATTCCGCCGCGCACTCTCGCCTGGGGCTATTACCGCTTCGCCGAGTACCTGCTCCATCTTGACGAGCTGCGAGATGCGGGCATACCGCTTGCGCTTGCGGAGATGGCAAGCTGCGAGGCGGAGGGGCTACTTGCTCTCCATCGCGCCCGCGCCGCTTTCCAGGGCCGTCACCCGGCGTGCAGCGCCTGTGGCGCGCGCCAGCAGAATCGCTTTGGAACCGAGTGTCCCAGCTGTGGCACAAAGTTTCAACGAAAGAAAAACTGATAGCTGTGAGCTGATAGCTGAAGGCTGTTTGCGGAGCAAACCATGGTAGAAACCAGCGCGGTTCAGATCTCGATCAACGTCGTCGATAACACCAGCGGCCAGGTGCTGGGCGGCGTTGAGCAGAAGCTGAACCAGGTGGGCGCGGCCGGCGCATCCTCCGGAACCAAGGTGCGCGCGGGGATGAACGACATGGGCGCGGGTGCGCTCAGTGCGCATGAGAAGGTGCGGCTGCTCACCGAGGAGTTTGGCGTGCGCATTCCGCGCGCCATGCAGTCTGTGATCTCGAAGAGTCCAGCAGTGATGGGCGCGATTGGCGCAATCGGCGGCGCAATGATCGGCCTGGGCGCAATCCAGATCGGCGCCATGGTCTTTACTGCGTTGATTCACGGTGCGGAGAAGCTATGGGACGCGCTGACACAGCTTCCCAAGGCTGTGCGTGATTACGAGGAAGAAGTCGCAAAAGCCAAAACGGAGGATTTCGGCAACACACACAGCATTGAGACCACTCGGCTGCGCATCGACGAAGCGACTGAGGCGGTCAAAAAATACACTGCCGAGATGCAACAAGCTCAGAATGGCAACACTTTAGGCTGGCGCAGCGCCTTTGGTTATGCCGGTTTTGAATGGCAGCGAAGCCACGCCGTAGGTGAGGCATCAAAGCCGTTGGTTGATGCTCAGAGAAATCTGGATAAACTCCAGCATCAGCGCGAGGCCGAGCAGGCTCACGAGCAGCGGCTCAGTGATCTTGATCTAAAATACGCCGGAAAGGTTGGTCTTTCGGGAAAAACGAAGCGTGATGCCACCGTCGCCGAGGCTACGGATCGCGCTCATGAAGAGCGTTTTTATGGCAATGAACAGGATCGAATTCTAGGCAATCCAGTGGCGCCTAACGCTGGGGCTGACAAAGAGGCGCGCGAAGTTGCCATCGCCAGAATCAAGGCCGACGCCGAATTGGCCAATCAACAGAAAACCCACGCCGGTTCAGAAAAATCGGATGCGCGAGAGCTGGCGAGGATTCACGAGGAAGCGATCGAGAGCGGCCTGCGCGGATCCGATCTCTATCACCAGCGCGAAGCGGCTGCGATCGAGGATCTCAAACAGCGCGGCATCACCAGCGCCCAGGCCGTCGCCGATGTACACACGCGCTTTCACAACGAGGAGCTGCGCCACCTGGAGGATGAAGGCCGCGAGACCGATCGCATCGTGCGCCAGGCGTCTCTGGCTGGCCTGACCGGGACGGCGCGCACGCGCGGCGAAGGCGCAAACCGCGTGGCCGACATCAACGCCGATCCGAATCTCGATCCGGCCAACCGCGCCGCGCGCGTGGCCGCCGCCCAAAAAGAAACCAACGCCCAGGTGCAGCGCGAAGATCAAGAGGCCGCACAACGCAAGGCTGAGCAAGCGCGCACCGCCGCGGATGAGACCGCGCACATCGAGGAAGCGGCGCGGGTGCGCTCACTGAGCGCGGAGAAGCAAAAGACCGCGTCGATCCAGGCTGAATATGACGAGCGCTTGCAGCACTATCAGCAGGAACTCGACGAACAGAAGATTTCGCAGGAGGATTTCAACCGCCGCGCCGTCGCCGCCGAGCAGGAAAAGAATGCGGAGATGGTGGAGGCCTCGACTGAAGCGCGCAAGAAGATGGCCGGGGAGTTTACGTCGTTCTTCAAGGGGATGGAAGACCCCAAGAAGTATCTCAAGGAGCTGGGCGACAAGGCCGCGGGCAATGCGGCGGCGGGGCTTTGGCAGCACTTTCAGCAGCGCGCCCAGGGCGGCGCGGATGGACAGCCCACCGGCGCGAAAGGCTTTCTCGGCAGCTTGATCTTTGGTAAAAAGCAATCTACAGAAGAGAAGATGGAGCACGCCGGCGCGCATGGGTCTAACACTGTGGCGCATAGCTCCATCTCTGTCGCATCCGCGGTGATCCACGTTGGCTCTGCCAGTATCAGCGGTGGCGGCGCGGGCGCTCCGGGCGCGGGTGCTGGCGGAAACACTACAGCAGGCGGCGCGGGCGTTCCAGGCGGCTTTGCTGGCGGCGGATCCACGGCAGACGGCTCAATCTATGGCAGTGGCGGAAGCACATCACTGCTTGCGCCTGGCGTTGGAGGCGGCTCTGGCGGCTTCGGTGGCGGATCCACGGCTGACGGCGGCGCGGGCGCCGGCGGTGGCGCGGAAACTCCCGGCTCTGGATCTGGCGTCTCCAGCAAGATTTCAGGCGGCGTCGGTATGGCAAAGCAAGGATACGGCCTTGGTAAGCAAATAGGCGCTAAATTTGCGAGCGGTGGAAAGGGTGCAGGCGACGATGGCGACGATGGCAACGCGGGCGGATCAGGGTCTGGATCCTCCACGGCTGGCGCTGGTGGTACAGGCTCTGGCGGCGGCGGCGGCAAAGGGATGGCCCAAGCAGGTAGTACGGCGCAAGGCGCGATAGGCGTCTATGCGGCGCATGAAGGCAGCGGTGGAGCTGGCGGAGCGATGAAAGGCGCGGCCAGCGGCGCGGAAATGGGCGCTGCCTTTGGTCCGATCGGCATGGCCGTGGGCGCGGTCGCCGGCGCGGTGATCGGCTATCTCGGCTCGGGCGGCAAGGCCAAGGAATACGACGAAAAAACCGTGCGCCCGCGCATTGCAAACACCACGGATGCCTTCCATAACGGCTCGATGGACTATCTTGCCGCCTACTCCGACATGGAGAGCCTGCAAAGCGAAGCCTTCAAGGCGACCAGCGCGATGGGACCAAGCGGCCGCCGCTATCGCAACGATCACATCACTCCAGAGATCAAAGAAGCCGAAGGTAAATTCACCAAAGAGGAGAAGGCCGGCCGCAGCCAGTATAGCGAGTCGAAGGCTTCTTACGCCGTGGGCACCGATTATGTGCCGGAGACAGGCCCGGCGCTGCTGCATCAGGGCGAAATGATTGTGCCCGCGGATCAGGCTGAGCAGGTGCGCCAGGCGCGCGGTACCGCGTCTGGACCAAGCGGCAAGATGCCCGTGCAAAGCCAGTCAATGGGTGACATTCACCTGCACCTCCACGCCATCGATGCCAAAAGCAGTATGCGGTTCCTGCAAGACAACAAGCATCACATTCGCGCGGCGCTGAACGACAGCTTTGCCGAGAACTCAGGTGGAGGGATGAACTGATGCCGGCCACCGACATTCTCAATCCGACGACCACCTGGGATGAGACCATCGAAGATTCGATGACTCCAAACTATGGCTTCACGCGCAAGCGGGTCAGCACCAAGCTGAACAAGAAGGCCGTGGGAGGCACGCCCTGGACGCGTGAGACGCAAAACACCGGCCATGTCTTCAATTTCAGTTGGCTGGGCCGCAGTTGGCCATGTGTGCGGGAGTTAAAGAGGTACTGGGAACAATACGAAGATGGCCTCTTCACCATCATCGACCAGGACGGCGGCGGCCGCCATTATGTTGGCCGCTTCACCACCGAGGTGATTCCGGTTGAGACTGGCAACGGAATGTGGGATGTGCAGAACGTCACCTTCGAAGAGATCTCGCAGCAGGCAATGGTCGAATATCCCTCCGACTGGACCGACGATGCGATCGCCTTCTTCATCATCAACGATTTCGGCGATCAGAAGCTGGCCACCAACAGCTCCACGAATGCCTGGGTACAGACGGCGCGAGAATCCGTCACTGGCAGCCAGGGCACGGAGCATGTGAGCCTGGCGACGGTGGGCACAGCTTATGTGACGATGGACAATCCTGCCACGGTGGCCGGCGACTGGGCCTGCTACGAATATCGCGGCTATGGCTTCAGGCTCTACATGCTGAAAGGCCCGGAGTTCGGCAACGTCGATCTGTATATCGATGGTGTGCTCCAGGAGACCATCTGCCTCTGGAACGCCACGGACATTGGTCCGCAGATCGTGGCCACCTATCAGTCGATGCCTCTCGACATTCATCGCGTGCAGATCAACTGCGACGGCACCTTCTACACGATTCCACCAGTCGTCCATACGGCCCCGGTGCTTGCATCACTTGCCGGGACGCTGACTGTTGCGGCGGCCGCCGATGTTCTGGGAGGCACGCTGGCCGGCGTGCAGGGGGATGGCGTCACCGCATATTCGATCACACTCGGCACATCGGGAACGACCGACACGCTCACCAATCTGCTGCACGCCATCAACGTCACCCATGCTGCTTACGGCATTACGGCAACGCTGAACGGCCCCGGCACGCAGATGACCTTCGCGGCCACCGGGGGCGATACAGGCGCGCCAACGATGGTTGGCGCAGGCCTCTCTGACACAACGCCCGGCATTCCGCAAGGCACGGCGGTGAGCTGGTATGCGCTGGAGGTGATGCGATGACCACCCCAGCATACAAAAATCGCATGTCGGGGGCCCCGGTATGATCGCTTATCCTCTATCGCTGAAGGCGGTTGGCGGCGCGCACACCGGCATTGCGCCGGTGAGTCTGCTCGACGTGCTGGACACCAACGGCAACGCCTACTACTGGTCTGATCGCAGTTGCTCAGCCCCCAATGTCATCACGAATTCTGCTTTATACCCGGTTCCAACGCCTCCGAGATCTCTTGCTGGGAGTGAGTCCGTGGCTTATTCTTATGGTCTCCGCATCGCCTTTGCGGGTAGCTTTTCTGATGGCGCTCATATCTATAGGGGAGCGGGGTCAAGCTCTATATCATCCTTTCCATCAATTCCCGCGAGTGCTGTGATAACAGGCTTGTTTTGTGGTTTGTTAGGCAGCGTGGTGGATGACGGCGGTTGGACGGAAATAAGTTTTCCTGGAGAAGTCAACACTTCCACTTTCAGCGGCTCCTTATGGGCAGCAGATGTAAAAGGTGCGATAGGCGCGCCCACTGTGCCGAATGCGGAAATCTACCTAATGGGGGAATCTGCCCCGACTTGGAATGCAGAAGGAGGCGGGGGGAATATCTCTTTCGAAGGCAGTTTAGCTATTAATCTTGTTCCGATTGTGGCGATCTATTTCACCGTGCCGGCAGGTATCCTTATTGCCAGTCCCAGCCCACTCATTTCAACTATTTACGGAGGCCCATATCTTCCTTGGATTCTGGAGGTTCCGGAGTTCAAAACCTATCGCTCGCTGCAAACCGACACGGGTTCCTTCGTGCTGCAAAACCTCGGCGGCGACACGCTTTCACGCGACTTTGAGAAGATCATGCGCCGCTCCGCGCTCGAGGGCGCGCTCTTCATTTATCGCCTCTGGCAAGCCGATGCCCAGGCCTCGTGGCTCGAAATCCACGGCACTCTGACCGTTGCGGACATTGGCGTGGACACGGTGAAGCTGAAAGGCACGCAGCTCCTGAATCCCGCGCAGGATGATACGCCGCTTGAGCAGTACTCGGAGACTTGCCAACTGCAATGGGGAGGCCGCAGGTGCGGCGCCACCGGCTCGACGGAATGCAGTTATAGCTTGCAAACCTGCCAATCGCCGAATCGCATCATGGTGGAGCAAAATAACTACGAAAAGAACTTTGGCGAGGCCGCGGCCAACACTGCGTTCAACGTGATCAACCGGAGGCGCACGATATGAATGCCTCCACCACGCAGACCAGCTCCGCTTCCTCCGCGACAGGAACTCCGATACCGCTCTCCTATGGCTTTGTCTGGGCCACCGGCAAGCGTAGTCCCTATTACATGCTCCAAAACACCGGCAACAGTAAACTCGATTATTCCCGGATTGGTTTCTGGAAGCTGGGGCATGGCGAGTGGGACCGCTGCATCGAGCTTTGGATCAACGACATGCTGGCCTGGAATGGATCGACAAAGCCTTCCACATCGGGATGGGTTGGAGACCTGCCGAATGGCGGCGCGCCTTATAACTGGATCGATGGGCTGGACGCCCAGCATGTTGCTCCGGGGGCGCCGAGCGACCTTCTCAGCGGCCCCTTCCAGTTTAATTTCCATCGCGGCACGGATTCACCACTCACTGGCACTCTTGCGCCCACGTCTTTCGGCCCTGATCAGGGTCTGGATAACCTCTGGCCGCTCTTCCCCACAGCCATCAATCCGCTGCCTTGGAGCCGGATCGCTTACTATTCAATCTTCCGCAAACAAACTATTCTGTTGCCGCCAAACAGGCAGCAGGGTGATGCTTCTAATTTTACTGACATCGCGCCCGTGGGGCTTTGGGCCTCACGCCGCTGCCGGCTCTTCGACGATCAGGGCAACCAAACCGGCTATGCCTTCACCACGAATCCGGCCTGGCACATTGTGGATTCAGTTCTCTTTCGCAGACTGATGCCTGACTACGGACTCGATTTGAATATAGGGCCGGATCAGTTGACCGCGGCGGTGCAGAATCGCTTTGACTGGGGTCCACTCTACTCGGCTGCGCAGTATTTCGATGAGTTTCTAGCGAACGGACGGCGCCGCTTCGAGGGTAATTATAGCTTCAGTTCGCAGACCACACTACAAGCGATACTGGAACAGATGCTCCTCTGCTGCCGCTCTTATTTGACCGAATACGCGGGGAAGATCGGCCTTCATTGTGATATGCCGCGCGCCAGCGTCTTCACCTTCAGCCGCGCTCACATCCTGCCCGGATCGTGGAATGCCGACGATCAGACTCTCAACAAAACGGCCAATCGGTTCATCGCAAACCACCGCGACATTCTGGTGCCGGCGTGCAGCCAGATCGCCTCCATCACCTGCACCTTCGGCGGCAATCCGGTTGTTACGACGGTCGATCCTCATCCTTTCGAAGCGAACGATCAAATCGCGATCGGCGCAACCAATACGCCTTACGACCAGAACTGGACGGTTTATTCCGTTCCCGACATCATTGACGTGGGCTTGCCAACAGAAGTTGATCCTTCGACGTTCACGCTCATCTCGCAAGGCTCTAACTTCCCGGAGAGTGTCGGCGCGGTCGGCTGTTGTGGGCTTTTATATTCTCGCTTCAAGGAGCGCGCTCCCGAATTCTGGCATAAGGCCAATATGCTGGCGCGTGGGTGTGTAGGCCTTGGAATTCCTCGGCTGCGCAATAAGGTCAAGCAAAGCCTGGACTTTGCGACGACGACTTACGACCAGGCCAGCCGTCTCACCTGCTACGAGCGTGATCGGCTGCTCGGCCTCGATCAGACTCCATACATCACGCCGGCATGTGTAAAGTTCCGCACATCCTTCTTTGCGCGCGACGCGGCCGGCAACCTGGCGGCTGCGATCGAGGCCGGCGATCACGTCACGCTCGACACGACGACCAATTTTCAATATGCGGGCGAGTATGAGGTGCTGGAGCCGCTAACCAAGGTCGTTCCCACGGTCAGCGCAAGCGGCGCTGGTGGCCAGATCGCGCTCAAACCAAACGAGAACAGCGGCGAAATAGAGTTGATTCTCGGACCTTACAGCGAAGCTGTCATGTATGACACCAGCGATCCGACTCAGGCCGGATGGCCAAGCGTTCCCGGCAGCGATCCCGGTAACAGCGCCACCTTTACAACCATTCCGCTCGCGGCTGGGCAATTCAGCTTTTTCACCGGCACGGCTTCCAGCGGCGGCTTTTTCCAGTTACCTTCCACCGGCTATTCACCAGCCAACAACTTCTCCTGGGCCGGCCCCGCGGGCTATGGCGGTGGAACATGGTCCGGGCATATGGCCACCATCAAACTATGCGCGGTGAACAGCACCTTTGGCCTCACCCTCAATTATGAAGACAACGACGGAAGCTGGTGGCCTGGGCAGCTTAACTACGCCTGTGCAACCTGGCTCAGCAGCGATGTGCCTACATTTGATGGCACGCTCAACTGGCTGGAACTCACATTGGCGGGCGGCGAAAAGATTATCTTCGGCCGAGGCGTCGTGGCGGATGGAACGACGATCACGCTGCCGGCTGGTTATACCTCCGCGCAAGCCTTTGCCGTGGCCTATCCGCATGACGGCGTGCCTACTGGAGGCCACAATGCCCACTGGGTGGGCGCGTATGTCGATTCCAGCCTTATCGTCCACCTCAACTATAAGGATGGCGAAGGGAACGTCTGGCACGGCAACGCGGCGGTGATGGTCTTCGCCTGGAAGAACAATATAAGCACCTGGACCACTCAGACGCTTGGCGGCGCGACGTGGGCGCAATGCCCGCTGACTGGTGGTCTGATCTTTGGCGTGGGATGCGCGCTGGGCGTTGCGGATGGCGCCACACTGGATCTGCCGGCCGCCGCCGGCGACGGCTCGACTCTTCAGGCGATTGTGGGCACCAGCGGCTGGGATTATTCCGCCTCAACTGGCGAGGCTCACGGAATCTATGCAAGCTACCTCGATGCCTCCAACGTCGTTCATCTTCAGTTTGGCGACGGCTCGGGCGGTATCTGGAGCGGTGCGGCGGATGTTTTTGCACTCTATCTTTCGCCTTCGTCAGCGGTTGAAGTCGTGGTCTCTGTGCTACCTTCCTCGACGAGCATGAACACCGGGACTCAGCAGCAGTTCTCGGCCATCGTCGCCAACAATGCTAATCAGTCTGTGACCTGGAGCGTGGACGGCGTTGCTGGCGGCAGTGTGACTGTGGGCACCATCGATTCATCTGGTCTATATTCTTCGCCGAATGCGGCCGGAACTCATACCATCACCGCGACCAGCGTAGCCGCGCCAACCTACAGCGGCTCTGCAACTGTGGCTGTTTCGGATGGCGGCGAAGGCGGCGGCGGCTGGACTGTGAACGGGAGTTAAGATGCCAACGCAGACGATCAACCTGAACAATTCGACTCCCGCGGCTCCCTCCGGTTGTCTGAATGTAGAGTGGCAGGCTGGTGCTCTGTCGCTCGATCCCGCAGTCGTGCGCAATGTTTCAGCCTATGTGCCAAAGTTCACCGGCGACACCGGCGCGGGCGGATCTATGGGCCTTGTGCCTGCTCCTGCCGCCGGCGATGCCGCCGCGGGCAAGGTGCTTAAGGCGGATGGCACCTGGTATGTTCCGCCGCCCACGCCATTGCCAACAGGCGCGGCCAACGAGGTCGTTGCAACGCCGGATGGATCGGCTGGCGTCGCAGCTCTACGTACACTGGTGCCGTCCGATCTGCCGGTGGCCACAACATCGGCCCTGGGCGCGGTCAAGCCTGACGGCAGCACAATCCTGATCACGGCTGGAGTGATCAGCGCGCCTGGTGGCGGCGGGGGGGGTATGTCCAACCCCATGACCACCCAGGGCGACCTTATAGTTGGTGGCGCTGCTGGCGCTGCTGCACGTCTGGCGGCCGGTACCAGCGGCCAAGTGCTACAAACCAACGGAGGAAGTGCAGCGCCTTCCTGGGTGACTCCCAGTGGTGGCGGAGGCTCTACTCCCTTGTTCGGGGTCGGTAATCCCTTCGGATCCAACACCCCCGTATTGATTCAGCACGCCTCGGGGAGTGGTTCAATTTCTACCTCTGGTGCGGTTGTTACGGGAAATCTGCTGATATTTTCCGCGGCGAGTTATGGCACAGGGACACTCTCAATTTCAGATAATCTCGGAACGTCCTATACGCTAATCAGTTCCCTCACTGAAGGGGGAGCAAGAATTTCTTTATTTGCCGGTCTCGCTGGAGCTTCAGGGGTATGTACGGTCACGATTGTAGGTGCCTCCGGTCCTCCTGTCGCTCAAATCGCGGAGTTCGTTTTTGGCACAACTACACTCGATGGGACAGTTCAAACCATCACGGGCTCAGTCTCCCCGACCACCGCTCTGAATCTGACCACCGCTTCACCTAACGACATCCTCATCACCGTGTATAGCGACTCTGTTGGCGGTGGGGGCGCAGACCCAAATACTGGATGGACAAAATTAGCCTTTAGCGCAGCGGGAGGCTGGGCTGACTCTGGACTTGCTTATCAGATTGGTGCTGCCGGTGCCTATTCTTCGACTTGGACCGGCGCCAGTTCTGCAAACGCTGTGATGCTTGCGGCGTTCAAGGCTCGCGGCACCCCGGTTTCAGGGAGCCAAGGGCAACTCTATTTTGATACGACAAATTCCGTCAGCTATGTGGGATATGTTTACAACGCCGGATCGTGGGTATTGTATTAA